GATACTGGTGGTTTAGTATTCAAGTGTTCAAAAGACAATTTCTTCTCAGATCATCCATATCCTCGTGCAGTATCTAAAACAAGTTTCCCCAACTCTGATCCTATCGCTGGTATACAAACTGCAATAACAGAGACCACAACAAATACAATCACCATTAATGTTGGTTCTGGTGGTGGAGGTGGAACTGGTGCCACTGTAGAGGCGATAGTGGGTGTAGGAGGCACACTTTCATTTACAATAACTAATCCTGGTACTGGATATGTTAATCCACAAATCAATATACCTGAACCAGTCTATGAGAATCTTGAAGTTGAGGGTATATCAAGACTAGGAGTTGGTTCAACTACAGATACTGGATTAAATCTATTATTAAATGTTGGAGTTAGTGCTGCATCAACGAGTGTTGGAATTGGATCAACATTATTCACAATAAAAGATTTTGAAATTGCAAGAGCAGGACACTCATTCAAAAAAGGAGATAAATTTAAACCTGTAGGTTTAGTAACTGCTGCTCATTTATCAGCACCAATACAAGAATTTGAATTAGAGGTATTGGAAATATTCAATGACAAGTTCTCTGCTTGGCAGTTTGGTGAAATTGATGCGATTGATAGTATTAAAATACTACAAGATGGTATAAGAACAAGATTCCCATTATTCTTTAATGGCGAACTATTAAGTTTTGAAAAAGTATTAACCGATCCTCGTTCTGCTTTAATAGACTTAGATGCTGTATTACTTATTTTTATAAATGGTGTATTACAGAAACCTGGCGAAGCATATCAATTCCAAGGTGGAACAACATTTACGTTCACAGAACCACCTAGCGGTGAATCAGGTCCTGGTCTTAATGATAATGATAAAGTAGATATTTACTTCTATAAAGGAATTGACGGAATAGATGTTCAACTTGAAAATGTCTCTGAGACAATAAAAGTAGGTGATGATTTAAGAGTTTTTGCGAATCAAAACTTACTTGGAATAACTACATCACAACAAAGTGAAAGAATAGTAAAAGAAATTCTTAACACAGACATACTTGATACTGACATTTATACAGGACTTGGCATTGATGAAATAAATGAAAAACCAGTAAGATGGACTAAGCAAAAAACTGATTTTATAATTAATGGTGAAGTAATTAATAAATCTAGATCTATATTAGAACCTCAAATTTATCCTACATCAAAAATAATTGGTGATTTATCTGTTATATCTGGAAAAGGAACTGGTACAAATGACGGAATATTCGTTGATGATGCTGTTTCATTATTCTATGAGAATAAGTATTCTGGAATTACAGTTGACTCTGTTGATGCTTTAATTACTTCAGGTGAGGTAAATGAGGGTGCAACTGTAACTGCTAATATAACCTCTGGATCTTTGACTGGATTTACAATCACAAATGCTGGATCTGGATATGAAGATGGTACATTTGATTTAAACATAACTGAACCATTAGGTGCTGGTCTTACAACTGCTGATAGTCTTGGTATAAGCACAGCAACTGCAACAGCAACCTTTAGTGGAGGTTCACTTGTAAGTACAAATGTAACTGATGCAGGATCTGGATTTATCGATCCACCTACAGCGATAATTCCATTACCTAAATTTAAAACAGAGAAATTAACTGGATTATCTAATTTCCAAGGTTATACTGGAATTATAACTGGTATTACTCAAACTACTAGAAGTGGTGGAGGTCCAGCACTTAGATTTGATTATCATGCAGTTGTTAAAAATAGTGATGGTCAATTAATAAATGCTACAGCAAATACATTACAAGTAGGGTATCCAATTCTAATTACTGATACAAAAGTAGGAAATGGACTTACATCAGTAGAACCTGGTAATTCATCAGTCGTTGGCATTGGAACAACTTTCCTCGATAATGTTTATGTTGTTCATTCTATAACAACTAATGGTTCAAAAGGAACTATAATATGTCACGTACATACTAATAGTGCTGGTTCTATCAGTGGTATCAGCACTCAGGGACTATACGAAGGCGTTACTGGTACTGCAGTTCCTCTAGGCAAATTAAGTTGGGGTAGACTGTATGGTAATGATGTTGCACGTTCAAATAACCCAATTTCCATTGGTGTTACTGGTTTGACTGTAAATTCTGGACTTACAACTTTCCCAACGATACAAAGAAAGAGTTATGATAATCTTGGAGAAAGAGGTCATAGAAATAGTGGTTCAATAAGAGCTATTATAGCTTGATGCAGAAACCACTATAAATAGAAAGAAAAGTATAGATACGATGTCAGCAATTGTTACTGATCAATTTAGAATTTTAAATGCAAATAATTTTGTAGCGTCAGTAGAAGATACAAATAATTCATATTATGTGTTTTTGGGATTAGCGAATCCTACTGGTGCAGAAACTTTAGTGGGATTTGGTAGATCAAGTGATTGGAATACAGCCACCCCCGCACCAACGGATAGTTTTGCCTATCAAAGGCATAGTGGTGATACAATGATGTTTGGTAAAAAAGTATCATCTGCTAATATTAGAAGACTTATTAGAAGAGTAGATTGGGTATCTGGTAATAGATATGAGATTTATAGGGATGATTATAGTCCTACGAATCAAAGTCCTTTAACAAAATCTAATAGATTATATGATGCAAATTATTATGTAATGAACTCCGATTTCAAAGTTTATATTTGTATTGACAATGGTTCTTCAGGTATTAATCCATTAGGTAATGTATCACAAGATGAACCAACATTTACCGATCTTGAACCATCAAAAGCAGGTAATAGTGGTGATGGGTATAAATGGAAATACTTATTTACAGTATCTCCTAGTGATATTATTAAATTTGATTCAACAGAGTTTATTACTGTACCAAATGATTGGTCATCATCTACTGATTCTCAAATTAGAACAGTAAGAGAAAATGGAAACTCTAATGTAAATTTAAATCAAATAAAACACGTTTACATTGAAAATGGTGGTACAAACTATGCAAATGATTTATCTCAAGAGGTAAATATAGTTGGTGATGGAACAGGTGCAAAAGCGAGAGTAGATGTTGTTGGTGGAACTATCACGAATGTAACTGTAAGTTCTGGTGGAAAAGGTTATACTTATGGTATTGTTGATTTAGCTGGTTTGGATTCAAATGTTCCATCAAATGGAAAAGCAAAGTTAATACCTATAATACCTCCTGCAAGAGGTCATGGGGATGATATTTACACTGAGTTAGGGACTGATAAGGTTATAATTTATTCTCGTTTTGACGATTCTACCAAAGATTTTCCTAGTGATACTACATTTGCACAAGTTGGTATTGTCAAAAATCCAACTAAATCTGGAACTGATACAGTTTATAGCGATAATACATTCTCATCACTACAGGCAGTAAAGTTTGAAAGTGTGACAGGAACTCCACAAGTTGGTGAAAAAATAACACAATTATTAACCGTGAGTCCAAATGCAGGAAAAATCGCTAAAGGATTTGTTGCATCTTATGACAAGGATACTAAAGTTTTAAAATACTTTAGAGATAGATCACTTTATTTCAATAATACAACATATGACCAAACAGATTATGTTGGAATTACCACATCAGGTGTTATATATCAATTTGAAAGTGCAACTGAGGATAACGATATAAAAGGATCTGCTTCTGGATTCTCAGGTGGTATTATGAATTCATTTTCAGGAATAACTACTAATCCAACTGGAAATAAATTAATAAATCTTGGAACAAGATTTCAGGCAGGGTTATCTGATTCTGAGATAAATAAAGGGTCGGGACAAATAATTTATCTAGATAATAGACCAGAAATTGTGAGGAGCACTCGACAAAAAGAGGACATTAAAATCATACTAGAGTTCTAAAATGCCACAAAAGACAAATTTAAATATAAGTCCTTATTATGACGACTTTGATAAGGCGAAAAATTTTTATAAAGTTCTTTTCAAACCTGGAAGTCCAGTACAGGCAAGAGAATTAACTGGTTTACAATCAATATTACAAAATCAGGTTGAATCATTTGGAAAACATGTTTTCAAAGAAGGTTCGATGGTCATACCAGGTGGCATTGAGTATGATACATCTTATTTTTCTTGTAAAATTAATCCAAATCATCTCGGTTTAGATGTTTCAATATACTTAGATAGTTTAATTGCAAAAAATAATGGTAAAGGTGTAAGAGTTAGAGG